GGATCGGCAACAATAGCGCGGTTGTTGAATGCTGTAGGTCCTTGACGACTCCAGTAGTGGTACGCAAGGGTCACCTGACATGTGACAATCTCTCCGTCTGAGCCAACGTTGTACTCAAGGGCACCTACTTCTGTAGGATATATACCCCATAACACGTATTGTGCGTGAGAAGCACCCATCTGGTCGAACAAACTGATCACCATATAAGCGTCATTACTACGAACGATACTACCTGCGGTGGTACGGTCGTCAAACACTGCTGTGTTCCAGTCTTCGAATATCCGACGGATGTTCAACTGTTGGTCTAGTCTAAACGTCACGTTCCATGCATCACTTCCAGGGTACTTAGCGTTACCTGGTAAGTTGAAATCCACCCCGTGGAAGTTGACCGGTACATTGGTCACGCTTCTTGCGGGAAGTGTGGTACTTTCTACCAACAACTTGTTTTCTACGTCATTGATACCTGCTGGTACGTCCTGACCGAAACCGGTGTTGATACTAGTAACACGGAATTGGTGTTGTCTAGCTACTTCTCGGACAATTAGATTGTCGTAAAAGTGTTCAATATCATATTCTGTTATATCTGCCATATCTGTTTTCTCCTAAAATTATTTAGTCTCTAGTCTCCTTATCCGACTAACTCACCAAAGTTTTGATCTGTTCTGGTTGCGTAGAAGTTGACCAAGATGAACTCGGCGAACCTTACTGGTTTGATGTATATATCAATCACCATCTCATTGTTATCAATAACAGCAGGTGGGTTGTTTCTGTCGTCACAAACGATCAAGTAGTCATAACAACCTTGTGTGCTCTTGACCCGTTGGAATATGGGTGTGAGAACCGCGATTATGTTCTGACGTGTCGCGAATGTGTTAGGTTCAAATACGAAGTACTTGACTGTCTTACGAACTGCCTTTTCCAAGTAGAGGAACATACGACGTACATTGATTCTGTCGAACGCACTGGGCTTGGCTTGCAGTGTTTTCTGACCAAATATCACGTATCCATCACCTGGGAACCACGCGATTGGATTGACTCCAATTTTGTAGAACTGGTCACGTTGTTTTTGATTTGGTCGTAACGCAATTTCCAATGCATTTGTTATCAAACCTCTGGTGAAACCAGCTGGTGCGAACCATGGTTGATATACTGAGTCGTTTGTAGCAAATGACGCTGCAACAACACCACTAGGCGGAGCCCAGAAGTTTTTGTCTTGAGTTGGGTCATATTGCTTCACCCAGGTACCATAAGTTGCAGCATAGTTTGTGTTCACCACGCTCATCAAATGTTTCATTGGATAAAAGATGTGTTGACTGAAGTTCTTGGTTGTGTCCTTGGAAGCAACACCGTTTCTACCTTGTACAAAGATGTGACGTAATGGGTCAATCAATGTGATGTGGTCTTTTCTACGGTCTTGAGCAAAGACTACCAGTGAATCTACAACTGATTTCCAGTTGTTGACCACTTCTTGACCTGTCCAGGTCTTGCCCCCTTGTAAACCTACCCAATCAGCTGCAGCACCGGTGCTGTCACCAATTGTGTTAGAGAACAATCCAGATGTATCCATCACAGCATCGTCATCGTATGCAACAATGATGTCTGTATTTGATGGATAGTCTAATGTGTCAGCATCACCAACCACAGATTCACCATTTTGTGCAGCGCTCCAATCAGCATATAGTGATACACCATGCTTTGTTTCGTAAGCAGCTATATCACCATAACACTTTTCGTCCAACCAGTCTTGCAAAGCTTCATACTTTGTTTGCTCTTGCTTGTACTTGACGTATGTTGCGATAGAGGTTAAACCTGCGTCACATGTGATGTCGATGTCCCATTCATCAAGATTGGACAACTTGTCAAAATTACGTTGCATCTTGGCGTTCACACTACCGATGCTCTTTTTGGAGCTGGCGGGAACCTCTTCTTGATAACTACCGGTGGCCCAAACATACTTTTGTGATTCCGGGTGGAACTTGATTGTGGTGTTGGGTACCAATGGATTCTCTGTGTCTGTCAAGAATGTACCGGTGTTTTCCGATATATACTTGTTGGCGAAGATTGTGAGAATGGTGCTGTTAGCATCAACTGTTTCAATGTAGAAGCTCTTGGGCTTACCACCACTGATGTTAGCTGTTTGCTTGTAAGCGTCCATACTTCCGATGTGTCCTTCTTCAAGACTGAAGTCCAACATGGTTGTGTCTGTCGCGTAAATACTTTTCTTGAGCTTGAAAACTCCAAGACCGATAACGTCACGATTCTCATCATTGGCGATATCATAGTTTGGTGTGTTTTCAAACACTTCACTCATGCTTCCTCCAGCACCAGTCACTGTGTGAGCTGTGGTTTTGAAGTTTTGACGTACAACTGGTACATCGAA